ACCGCTGGAGCTGCTCCTCCTCGCAGTACTCACACATCCCATCGGCGTCGCAGTTGCAGATGGGAACGCCACCCGGTCGAGGCGGAGGCGGGCAGCCTGTGGGTCCCGTGTAGCGCGGGATCTCAATGGCTGGAGGAGGCGACCAAGTGGCGGAGAGCGGGGGCACTCCGTGGAACGCAAGCGAGCGGAGCACCGGGGGCGGGGGCGGCGCGAACCGCAAGGGCTCGGTGGGGATCGGAGTCCCCGGGCGGCTGTCCTCGCTCTCGCTCTCCAGGTACTCGGCGGCATCGTGCCACTCGGCTTCCTCCGCCACCTGAAGGATCTCCTCCAGTTCATCGATTTGGTTCGTCACGTTCTCCCAGGCTTGGTCCAGCATCTGCTGGTCCGAGTGCGAGAGGGTATCGTCCTGTTGTTGCCGCTCAATGTCGGCGAGCTCCGAGAGGAGCTTCTCGAGAAGGTTGTGCTGATCTTGGCGGTTCATTCTGTCTGTGGGGCACTTCAGCTACCCTGACCCCTCATAGATCCGTTTTGATAGGTTTAGTAGCCGAGGAGACCGTGACCAACGTACTTGTGAACAAGCGCGAAGACGACGGCGTGGGTGGCGGCAACGACATAGGTGGAGCCACCGGGAGGGAGGGACAGGAGGATGCCAGGGGTGAGGAGGAAGAAGAGGAGCGCAGTCGTGAGCAGGTACATCCACATCTTGTTTGTCTAAGGATGGGAAATTTTACGCAAACTCCATGAGACAAGGTCCATCGCTGCGATACCCCCCAGGGCACTTCTTCATCCCCTCAAAGGTCTCCTTGGAGAAGACCGCACTCGGTCCGCCCGGGTTGCCCGTCACGCACTTGTCCTCGCCAGAGAGGCACCCCACCCCCGGACAGTAGATCTGGCTTCCAGGGCACTGGGCGATTGCCCGCGCACCGCCCTTGGACAGGAAGAGAACAACCAGCGTGACAACGCCAACGAGGACTCCAACCCAGATAGGGTACTTTTTTGGAAGAGAGAGACCGAGGATCTTCATCTTTGTCCTAGCTCAATAATACTTCTTCTGCACGTAGCGAACGTCGGACTTGAACGTGCGGGACTTGGCGGGGCTGCGACGGCGTGTGTAGACTGCCACTGCATTGAGCTTGCGAAGCGTTGATGTCTTCCCATACTTCTTCACTGCACGGTCCACAGCTGCATGCCGACGTGTCTTGGACGCCGTGACACTGTAGCCCGTCTTCTGCAGGAGTCCCTTCTTCAACGGACCGATGCCCTTGCGCCCGGTACGCTTCTGCCAGCTTGTCTTCCGAGGCAGATAGTCATAAAATCCGGTAGGTTCATTCCTATCGATAACGTCCATCTTACTCTACCGCGGGGACATTCTTCTTCGCGCAGGCAGAGCAACCCGGCGCAGGCTTGCTACCTCCCAACGTCAGTGCACCGCTCTGCCACATGTACATGAGAAAGATTATCAATGCAAGCAGCAGTATCCAGAGGGTCATCCTTACTTGTTCTCCCCCTTTTCTTCTGCCTTTGGGCTTTGAACGCCCAATGCCTCCTGGCGAACCAACGGTCCCGGGGGCGGGGTCAGTCGCAGCGGGCAGTAGTAGCGGGCACCGAAGAAGCAGTTGATGCACAGCTTGCCCGGGCAGCCGTTGCAGGGTCGGTATCCCCTGGACTCGTGTGTGACGTGTGCGCCAACGGTCTGGCATCCAGGGCAGGGCTCGAGGAAGGATGGGCGGTCGACGCAGCAGGGAGGCGCCTTCGAGAGCTGAACGAGAGCCTCTGCAGCATCCTCCTCGTCAATGCGCTCCTGACAGTAGCAGCACGGTCCACCGGGTGTGTTGCAGTCGCGCGGATCCGACGGGGCATAGTAGCCGCCGTGGTTGAACATGAAGCTGGGGGTACGAAGGTCGATGATGGGTTCCATTGTGTCTGTGGGTCTGGGAGTGTCGGGGCGAGAGGGAGGGCAGAGGTCCATTCAATCCGTTTTGATGAGTCTCCCGAGAAAACGGACCGTTGGAGACAAGCGCACAGGGACCCTATCCAGATGGACACCCCCCGCCCTACGATTGATACCAACGGCTCGTTTCGTGGAGCCTCTGCCCGCGAGAAGGCATGGAGACACCGCATGCAGGTGATTCTTGCGATTCCGAAGGAAGAGGAGGATGTGATCCGTAAGGTCCTTGCTGCTCACCGTCGCCGTCAGACCCGCAAGCTCGGCTATCGCTATGAAGACCCAGACCCCTATGATCCGTCGTACCTCTTCTACTGCTTAGAGGGTCGCCGCGAGACATAGGTAACCGATGGGTATACCGTACTACGTTGCGTCTCTGATCAAGGCGCATCGTCACATCCAACAAAAGTGCCTCCCTGGCACACCCCTCGAGGTCGATTGCCTGGGCATCGACTTCAACTGCTTTTTGCATGCGTACCTCGAAGCTGCCAACCCTGCGGGGAGCATCGTCACTGCCCTTGAGGATCTCCTGACCACTGTGGTGCGGGCGAAGAAGGTCTACCTGGCATTCGATGGGATGGTACCCTATGCCAAGATGGTCCAGCAGCGCTACCGTCGCATGCGCCGTCCAGAGGGAGAGCCCTTTGGCTTCGACAAGCATCAGCTCAGCCCTGGGACGCCGTTCATGCGGGACCTTGCAGACACGCTGCGGTTCCTCTACCCCCAGGTCGTCATCTCTGACACGCTGGAGCCTGGAGAGGGAGAGCACAAGATCTTCACCTGGCTGCGGACCCTCCCCGCCGACCAACGGAAGTCTACGGTCATCTACGGCTTGGATGCGGATCTGGTGGTCATCTCGCTGGCACAGCACTGTTTGTCTCCCAATCTGAAGCTCCTTCGTGAGCAGGAGAAGGGCGAGTACCAGACGCTGAGCATCACTGCACTCAAAGACGTGCTCCCCTGTACCGTGGATGAGTTCGTGCGGATGTCCCTCCAGTTCGGCAACGACTTCATGCCGAACCTCGCAATGTTTAGCCTGCGTGAGGATGGCTACTCCAGAGCGCTGTTCCATCTTCACAAGCCACCCACGGCTCTCGACGAGAAGCGGGTCATTCTGAAGCGAGCCAAGGAGTCGGACCGGAGGATTGTAGCGCCGGACGGGCATGCTCTCGAGTCTCGCATGGCATGCCACCTCATGGATGGAGTGGTGAACTGGGAGCCCGTCTGCGAAGCCTACTGGAGGACCTGGCAGTGGGTCTACCACTATTTCACGACCTCGGAGGTTCTGGATTGGATGTGGGTCTACCCCTATCCAGAAGCACCATTGGTCTCGACTCTGATGAACTACGAACGCCCGGAGTCGTTTGTGTGGGAGCATCCCAAGCCTCCCTTTTCCGTGTCAGATCAACTTGCATTTATTCTACCGGAGACGAGCCTCATGGAAGCAGGGTTGACGCCCAAGTACCCCGATGAGCTCTACGATGAAGCCACCGAGACACGTCATCCTTGGATGCGCCGCTTTGCCTGGGAGAACGATCCTTGGGTCTCTCTACCGCTGGGACCGCTCACTTCCGTAACCGAAGTCCAGTTGTAGTGAGTCGAAACCGCCCCGGAGTTCCCATGGGCAGTGTGATGGACGACACGGCACTGCCCGATTCACCAGCTGATTCGAGTGCATCACGGGGGAGCACGACCACATCAGGGGTGAGCGTCACGGCAAAGTTCTTATCACGAGGCTGGATGTACGTTACGTCGATCTTCTCCATCTCGGCGATCTTCTTGAGAGCCATAATACCCGTGATGTCCTGCCAACCTCTCCAGTACCGTGTAATATGGTTCAGATAGGACACGCGATAGTCTACGGCAGACCGTGTCTTGACGTTGTTCTTGAGTGTTGTCATGCACTCTTCGAGAGTGTTCTGGATTGGCTTTTTGAGCCTCCGGTTCACGGCGTTGTGTGCTCGGAATGTAAAGAGACTGAATTCCTGTCGAGAATCGAGCATGGAGGGAAAGGACCTCCGGTATGCTTGTAGCATTTTCCCAAAGTGATCGCGACAATACGGGCAAGTAATGGTGTCGCGGAACATGTCGAGCCATGAGTACATGAGCTCACGTTCCGCTTGCGTGGGTGTTTCGGGGTAGCAGGTTGCTACCGAGTGAAGGGTCATCCATCCTAGAGGTCCCCAGACAGCCGTCATTATTTCAGCCAGAGGAAATCATACCGGCTTCCTTAGCGTCCTTGAAGATCTTGAGGACCAAGTGATCGGGCGTGCTATCCTTGACGTTGAGATTGTGCTTGCGCAAGGTCTTGCGGATGTCGTGGATTGACTTGGTCTTCGCTTCGTGGGCGATCTTGGCACGCCGGGTCGCGGCACCCTTCTCGGTGAGGATGCGAAGACGACTGGACTTCTTGACCGGAGGAGACTTGGCAGGGTCTTTGACTGCCTCAAACCTCGGAGACCTCCGCGCGGTCTTGCCGTGCTTCAGGACTCCGAACTTGGGCTGTGCGATGCGGTGCTTGCTGGTATGCTTCACCGTGCTCACCGGCACGTCTTCCTTGAGCGGTGCTTTCGCAGTCGTACCCAGTCGCTGGCGGACTCTCTTGAGGAGGGGGGCAGTTTGGTTGACCTTGACGATCTTGATTGCTCCGGCGTCTCCCATTGTTCAAAACGGACAACATTATTTACACGGTGAGCCCAGCATATGAGCACCATGGCGGCTACCAACGAATGGGACGCAGTCAAGGCGCACTTTGTGAACGGCGTTCGTCGCCTGGTGGATCACCAGGTGGACTCCTTTGAGGACTTCATTCGCAACAAGCTCCCTCTGATTATCCAGTCGACGGCTCCCATCACCGTCTGGCACGAGCAGGATCCCGTTCTCAAGAAGTACAAGTACGAGTTCCGACTGAGCTTTGAGAAGGTCACCTACATGAAGCCGCGCATCCAGGAGGCGACGGGGCGCGTCAAGCCGATGCTCCCCATGGAAGCTCGCGTGCGCAACTTCACCTACGCCGCCCAGATGTATGCAGACGTGCGGTTTACTGCCCGAACCTACAAGGGAGACAAGTATGAGACATTTGATGAGGACTCCCGCGTCTTCGAAGGCATCTCGCTGGGCAAGCTCCCTGTTATGCTTGGGTCTAGCCTGTGCCTCCTCAAGGACTACCCAATGTCCCTCGAGCAGTACGGTGAGTGCGGGCACGATCCCCTCGGCTACTTCATCATCCACGGTTCCGAGCGTACCATCCTCTGCCAGGAGAAGGTAGCGGACAACCGCATCATGGTGTTCCAGTCCAAGAAGACCTCCAGCAAGCACTCCTACAGCGTCGAGATGAAGAGCCTCCACGAGTCCTTCACGATGCCGCCAAAGAAGCTAGAGATTCGCCTCTCCTCCAAGTTCAATGGGTTCGGGTATCCTCTGCTCGCGTGCGTGCCGCGCTTTCGTGAGGATGTTCCTGTCATGGTCTTCTTCCGAGCGCTCGGTGTTACCACTGACGCAGAGATCGCGAACCTCGTCTGGGGAAACCTCGACGACCCTCACGTCGAGCTCCTGGGAGCATCGTTCCGCGACTGCGCCGAGCTCGGAGTCTTCAGTCAGGAAGAGGCAGTGGCATATCTGGCGAACCATCTTCAGTACGGAACCAACCAGGAAGACAAGCATGCTTACGTCCGACAGCTGCTTGGAAGCGAATATCTCCCCCATGTGCGCTTTGCGGGTGAGGCAGCTTCCTCAGCCGTACTGAATGCTCGCAAGACGCTTCTGACTGCGAGCATGATCCGCCGTCTCCTCCTGACCGACCAGGGGCAGATTGCGCTGGATGACCGCGACGCCTACCCGAACAAGCGTGTGGTGACGACGGGCGCCCTGCTGACCCACCTCTTCCGCCAGCTCTTCCAGAAGGTCTGCAACGACACCCGCAACGAGTTCGTCCAGGAGGTCAACAACGATGCCTGGAAGAAGGGAGAGTCGGGTCCTCGTCCGATGGAGATCCTGAACATCAACAACCTGTACAAGATCCTCAAGCTGTCGACCATCGAGGGCAAGCTGAAGCAGGCACTTGCGACGGGCAACTTCACGGTCCAGGGTCTGGGGACGTCGTCTTCTACGAGTCTCTCCAACGCGACCAAGGTGGGTGTCTCGCAGGTGCTTGCCAGGATGTCCTACGTGTCGACACTGAGCCACCTCCGACGCATCCAGACTCCGGTAGAGAAGAGCGGCAAGCTGCTGGCTCCTCGTAAGCTGCACGGCACCTCGTGGGGCTTCGTCTGCCCAGTGGAGACGCCCGAGGGTCATTCGGTGGGTATCGTGAAGACGATGAGCCTGATGACGTCAGTCTCGCAACACGTGCCGTCCAACACCGTCCTCCACTTCCTCCAGAGCCAGCCGTCGATGACCTGGATTGAGAGCCCTCGCGTCTACAGCGGTACCGCAGTCACGCTCAACGGTGTCATCATCGGGTATACGTCTGACCCCGCCGCTCTCGTTGCTGAGCTTCGGGCTGCAAAGCACTCCTTCCGCCTCCACCCGCACATCTCGGTGGCGTGGTACACCCTCCTCAACACGCTCATCATCGAGACGGACGCAGGTCGTCTGGTCCGTCCGGTGTTCCGCATGGGCAAGGAGTTCCCGGCTCCAGGTTCCGACTGGACCACCTGGATGAAAACGTGCGTGGAATATATCGATGCGTCCGAGACGGAGACGCTGCGCATCGCGTACAACAAGGACAAGCTGACGTCTCAGCACACGCACTACGAGATCCATCCGAGCATGATCGTGGGGCATATGGCGAGCAGCATCCCGCTGTCGGACCACAACCAGTCGCCCCGTAACACCTACCAGTCGGCGATGGGCAAGCAGGCAATGTGCGTCTACGCCGGCAACTATGCGAAGCGCCTCGACAAGAACGGCTACCTGCTACTCTCGCTCAACCGCCCGCTCGTGGAGACGCGCTCGATGAACATCCTGAAGATGCACGAGATGCAGTACGGGATGAACGCCATCGTGGCAATCGCCTGCTACGGTGGGTACAACCAGGAGGACTCGATCATCATGAACCGGTCCTCCGTGAACCGCGGCTTCATGCGCGGTCTCTACTACACGATGTACAAGGACGAGGAGCACCGCAACGTTACCTCCGGTCGCGAGGAGAAGTTCATGAAGCCGTCCAAGCACAACACCCGCAAGTACAAGAACACCAGCTATGCGGCGATCGGTGAGAACGGCATCCCGATCCTCAATGCTCACCTCGAGGAAAATGACGTGGTGATCGGCAAGTGCGTCAACCTTCGCAACGACCAGAATGGCTACGCGTATCGCGATGCGAGCACCACGCACAAGAACTCGGAGCCCTGCCGCATCGACGGGGTCTGGACGGACAAGAACTCGGATGGGTACCCCTTCGTCAAGGTCCGCACGGTCTCCGAGCGCATCCCGCAGATTGGCGACAAGTTCAGCTCCCGTCACGGGCAGAAGGGAACCGTTGGGATGCTCCTCGACGAGCAGGACATGCCCTTCACCTCCAGCGGTCTGCGCCCGGACCTGATCATGAACCCCCACGCAGTTCCGTCCCGTATGACCATCGCACAGCTGATGGAGAACATCTTCGGGAAGATTGGCGTGCGCAAGGGCACTCTGGGAGATGGAACGCCGTACAGCCACCTCAAGGTGGAGGACCTCCGCAAGCACATGCTGGAGCTCGGTCTGCACCCCTACGGCAACGAGATCCTCTACAACGGGCAGACGGGCGAGATGATGGAGGCTGAGATCTTCATGGGTCCGACCTTCTACCAGCGCCTGAAGCACATGGTGATCGACAAGAAGCACAGCCGTGGCAAGGGTCCGATTGTGTCACTGACACGCCAGCCGTGCGAGGGTCGTTCTCGCGACGGCGGGCTGCGTGTGGGAGAGATGGAGCGTGACTGCCTGCTGAGTCACGGTGCTGCGGCGTTCACCAAGGAGCGCCTGATGGATGTGTCAGACCCCTTCCCCACCGGCATCTGCAAGACGTGTGGTACGCTTGCGGTGGTCAACGAGGAAGAGGGGATCTACTCCTGCGGGTCCTGTGGCAACAAGACGGAGTTCATTCAGAAGACGATTCCGTATGCGATGAAGTTGTGGATGCAGGAGCTAGAGGCGATGCACATTGTTCCTCGGATGGTACTGGAGTAGCCGCGAGTCCGTGATCATCCGGGAATGTAGATTGCGGGGCAACCTCCACAGACTCGCTGACGGATAAAAAAGGCTCGGGCTGAGGAACTTCGACAACAGTGACGGGCTCGGGTGCAGGTGCAGGTGCAGGTGCAGGTGCAGGCGCGGGCATGGCGGGAGGTGCCTGGAGGCGAGAGGACAATTTCAAGAGATACGACATTTTTACTTATGAGTCGGGAGAGAATCTGCCACGAGATCCTGAAGGTTCTCAAGATCAGGGTCTGAGCGAGACTCCTTCAGACGAGGCTGGCGGGAGTTGCGCCATGCATTGACCACAACGCAGATTCCACAGAGAGCCATTCCAACTGCAGCGCTGATGCCAAGAGCCATATCGGTGGGGTCGTCCATTTAGGTGGAAGATGGGGTTTCTACGTAAATGTCTCTCGACATTCTGCTCGGACCTATGTTTGCGGGCAAGTCCTCGCGCATCTTGAGTATCATCTCTAGGTATGCTGCTCTCGACACGCCAGTGCTCGTCATCAAGCACGCAGACGACGTGCGGTACAGCCGGAACGAGATCGCAACGCACAATGGTCAGTTTGCTCCCTGCATCTCTGTGCGCGACCTGGACGACATTCGTCTGGAGGATATCCTCCGATTCAAGGTCGTTATCGTCGATGAGGCTCAGTTCTTTCAGCGGCTCGTTCCCTTTGTCGAGTGGGTGGTAGACACCCATAAGAAGCACCTGTACCTGGTGGGACTTGACGGGGACTCGAACCGCCGCCCGTTTCAGGGAGACCTGCTTCAATGCATCCCGCTGGCAGACTCCGTGGAGAAGATCAGTGCTTTTTGTCGTCGCTGTGCCGATGGAACACCGGGGCTCTTCACATACCGACACTCGGGTCCACATGATCAGCAGGTGATGGTCGGTGGGTCACAAATGTACGAGACCCTCTGTCGCAAGTGCTACGTGCGTGAAATAAATTGAACGCGCCGCGCCCAAGAAAATTCTCTTGCCATAGAGCACAACAACATGGGTGGCGGTCTTCTTCAGCTTGTCAGCTACGGTGCGCAGGACATTTACATCACTGGTAACCCCCAGATCACCTTCTGGAAGGTTCTCTACAAGCGCCACACGAACTTCGCCATGGAGTCCATTGAGGTCACCTTCAACGGACAGGCGGACTTCAACAAGCGCGTCACTGCCGTCATCAACCGCAATGCGGATCTGATGTACCGCACCTATGTGCAGGTCGTTCTCCCCGCCGTCGACCTCGCTACCACCTCGACCAACCTCAACCGCTTCCGCTGGCTCAACTACATCGGTCACCGCCTCATCAAGGTTGTGGAGCTCGAGATCGGTGGTCAGCGCATCGACCGCCAGTATGGTGACTGGATGCAGATCTGGACCCAGCTCTCCCAGGATGCGGGTACCATCGACGCCCTCGATGACATGATCGGCAACACCCACGACCTCGTTCTCATGAAGAACAAGACCGGCTATGCCCTCGATGCCTCTTGCGCGGGCTCTGAGCTCACCAACTCC